TGCTTGCCGCACAGGTGGCTGCCATTAATGGGAATAAAGTTGATCGTAGCGAGTGGACACAGAGTTACGCCGAAAACGGCTGGCAAAAGCTGCCCGGTGGAATGATTATCCAGTGGGGAAAATATGAGCAGTCCGCAGGACTTCAGCAGCAAACAACAATCACAATAACCTTGCCTGTTAGCTTTCCGACTGCCTGCGTGCACTTAGCGGCCAGCCCTTCGCCAAATAAGCGCACAGATCAGGTGGAACTTTGGGTGCATCCTTTCACACTGGGCACCACCGATGTTGCATTTGCCATTGAACGGGCAGCCAATGATGCTTTGGTTGCTAAGCGCTTTTATTGGTTCGCCATTGGCTACTAGGAGGCCGGTATATGTTTTTCAGCCCTACAACAAACGCATTTTACCATCCTGCCGTTCACGGCCATGCCATCCCCGCCGATGCCGTGGCCGTCAGTCCCGAAGACCATGCCGCACTGCTGGCCGCACAGGCGCGGGGGCAGATAATCCGGCCCGATGAAAACGGCTGTCCCGTGGCCATAACGCCCGCCGCACCGCCTGCGCCAACCCGTGCAGAGCTGTACACGGCAAAACAGGCGGAAATCCGCGACGGGGCCGAAGCCATGCTGACCGCGCTGGCCGCGGAATACGCTCCGCTGGAACGCCAGACATGGGACCAGCAGGCGGCAGAGGCCGAAGCCCTGCAGGCGGATGCGGACGCACCGGCACCGCTGGTTCGGGCCATTGCCGCCGCGCGTGGCATGACCGTGGCAGACCTTGCCGCCCGTATCCTTGCCAACCGCAGGGCATGGGTTAGCGTATCCGGCCATGTGGTAGGCCAGCGCCTTGCCTATCAGGATGCGCTGGAAGCAACGCGGGGACTGGACGATGCGCAGGCCGCCGACGCAATCGCCGCCGTTGTGCCGCATTACACTCTGCCCCCATCCGACAACACGCAGGAGACTGTGTAAATGGCCGCGTGGCAGCCTGCCAGCCTTAGCTCGCCCGCCGCGCTGGATGCCATCGCACAGGTGGTGGCGGACGGTGCACAGGCCGCTGCTACCACCATTGCGGGAGGCAGCACACGCCTTGCCGCGCTGGGCCTGCCTGATAGCGGGGCTGCGGATGCATTCGCCGCTGTCCGGCAGCAGACAACCGCCCTGCTGGCTACGGACTGCCAGCACATTGTCGTAACCCCGTACCAGTACACCGTGGGCAAACGACGCGGAGAGCACGCCTACCTTACTCCGGACGAGGCCATTACCGCCGTGGCGGACAGACTGCAGGGGGCGCCACCCGCCACAGATATTGTGCTGTTGTGCGTGGCGGCACCGGACGAGGCAGGGTTTGCCGCATCCCTTGCGCGGCTGCGGACCGTGGTGCCGCTGGAGTCGCTGTGGCAGGCAGAACGCAGAGCAGCCGCCCTTGCAGAGCTGGAACAGAGCAAGTTCATCATACCGGACGCCCCGCTCTATCCCGCATGGCAGCCCGCCAGCCCACAGCGCGAAGCGTTGGGCCGCAATGCCGCAGATGCCAGCGGTCGCCTGCTGGCCCTGTGCGAAGGCACGGACAAAAACGCGGCGTCACCTGCGCGGCGTCTGCTGGATTTTGCAGACAGGCTGCAGGCCCGTACCGTTGCCACCCGCCAGCAGCTTGAGGCGCTGCGCCAGCACATCGCCGGAGCAGATACAGGCTGGTACGCGCTGCATCTGCACGGCTCGGCGGGCGAGCTGCCCGTTATGCTGCGCCGCACAGTGGCCCCCGTGAATGCCGCCTATAAATGCTGTGCCGCTGTCTGCTGGCACGGTACAGCGGAAAACGTACAATTTTACCGTCAGCTTTTCGGGCTTTGATATGGCATTTTTGCGACTTGACGACTTCACCGTGCCGGGCTTCGGTCTTGTGGCCAGTCTGGTACTGCCCTTTAAGGACGAAGACGCATCCGGCGACACCTCCAGCACGTCTGTGGCTGGCAAAGGCACCAAGGCAAAAAAGCTGGACGTCACAACCAACATCCGCTTTGCCGATGAACGAGATCTGCGTGCACTCACCCGCATGGCAGAGGCAAAAACAGGCGGCGACGGGCGCGTGTACACCGTGACCAACCGCACCGCCAACGCCACCGGAATGCGGCAGGCGCGCTTTACGGGCGAACTGACAGTAACCGAACAGGAAGACCGCCGTTGCTGGCGCATCAGCTTTTCACTGCTGGAGCATATATCCGTTCCGGAACGTGCCGAATCCCGCCAGCAGCCCAAGCCGGAGCAGACACCGCAAAACTCCGGCACCACCGTGGCCCCGCCGCCGGATTCCGTAGCAGACCGCCAGAATACGGCAGCTAAACCCCGCGAGCTAAGCGCCATGGAAAAGGCGCTCAAAATGCTGGACACCCTCATCGGCGACTATGACAGCGGGCAGAATAGCAAAACGGGCAACGCATGAAGCTGCACAAAAGGCTGACCATAAACGGCGCAGAAGTCCCGCTGGTATCTGAAAACATCCAGCTGAACCACGACCGCCCCGGACGCGCCATCTTTCAGGTGCAAGCGCAAAGCCCGCTACAAGGCAGCATCACCTTTGCCGCAGGCTGGGACTGGGCCGACCGCCTGACACGTATTTTCACGGGCGACATCGAGCGCAGCACCACTGTTGACGCGCACCAGCAGCGCCTGTTCTGCCGCGAGGTTTCAGCACGGCTGGATGCCATTCTGCCCGTGGCGCTGCGTCACCCCACCCTGCAGGATGTGCTGGCGGCGTATGCAGCCCGCACGGGACTATCGTTCATCACGCCGCCGCGCCCGTATGCATCGGTTCGGGTGCCGTATTTCGGCGCACTGGGTACGGGCTATCAGGCGCTGGATTCTCTGGGGGCCGTCTTCGGCATTGCAGAATACATGTGGCAGACACAAGGCGACGGGCAGATATTTGCCGGTTCGTGGCAGGATTCGCGCTGGCCCGCGCTGGCGGCACACGTGCCGGAGGAAGCCTTCGGGCAGGCCGGAGCAAACGGCGGGCAGGTTATGCCTGCCGTTCCGGCCATGCGCCCCGGAGCAGTGCTTAACGGGCGGCGCGTGCAGACAGTGCGCTTTTTCGGCCATCAGATGGAGGTAGCATGCAGGCAGTAATAAAGTCCGCGGTGCTCAAGCTGTTTCCGGAGCTTTCCGGCGGGCTGCATCTGGACAGATACGGTCGCGTGCTGGCCGTGGCGGATGCCCCGCAAACCGGCGCAACGTGCGAACGCTTTCGCCCGCGCTATGCCGTGGATGTGGAAATATTAACCCCGCAACTGGAGCCGGACCCCGCCTTTCCCGTATATCCTGCCGTACCGCTGCCCGTTATGGCAGGGGCCGGACAGGAAGCAGGCACCTATGCCTTTCCGCAGCCGGGTGCGCTGGTGGTGGTCGGCTTTGCCTATGGTCGGCCCGACCATCCCATAATCCGGCAGGTATACCCGCTGGGCACATCGTTGCCCGCAGTGCATCAGGGCGAATGGCTGGCCCAGACAGCGCCCGACGTGTGGCAACGCGCAGATGCAGACGGCAACTGGCACCGCCGCACACACGCCGCCATTACGGATGATTCGCGCCGTCATACCGTGCACACCGTAGAGCACGCCACCCATGCCGCACGCGAGGCCATACACATTGCAGAAAGCGCCCTGCGCGAAGTGGGCGGCAACCATACGCTGGAGGTAGGCGCCGTGCTTACCATGCTGGCGGGCCTGCGCGCCGATCTGGCCACACTGGGCGACCTGAACCTGACTGCGGGCGGCAATTCCACCCGCAGCACCGCAGGCCATGCCGCAGATACCACAGGCGGCAACCATGCACGCACGATAAAAGGCAGCCAGTCCACCACAGTGCAGGGAGCACGCGCAGTACAGGCCGCCAGCCAGCAGACGACCATTGCAGGCAAACGGCAAACACAGATAGGCGCGGACGATACCACCACCGTACAAGGCGCAAGCACGGAAATAGCCAGCGGCGACAAGCGCATCGAGGCCGCCAACATCACTCTGCAGGCCGCAGGCGCGCTGACGCTTACATCAAGCAAAGGCGGCGGCACAAACTTGTTTACAGAGTTGCTGGCCTGCCTGCACGAAATCAAAGCCGCGCTGGACGTGCTGGCCGTGCACACCCATCCGGCAACGCCCAAGATAGTAGAAGGCCCAACCGTGGCAGCTCACGCCGCACGACTGGGCACACATAAAGGCAGGATTGAGGGGGTTGTGGGGTGAAATAAAAGGCGGGAAGGCTGCCACCTTCCCGCTGTTCGCTAAGCCTTACAGCCCGTATAGTTGCATTGCTATTTCTCGGAACTGGAACCACTAGCGCGATAACACGTTCTTCCCATTGCACAATTCAACTTCCCACGATAAAAGTATTCACACTAACAGGTGAATTTGACCTATTAAAAATAATCGTAGGAAAAATCATGAAAATCTATTTGATCCTGCTCCTGATTTTATCACTACTTGCATTGGCAACATTTTCTTTTATCAAAGCAATCAAACTAATTAAGCTTGGAAAATGGTACAAAAATGCCATTCAAGTTGAACAGGATAAACGCCAAGGTGTTATCATTGAAATAGATGGTAATGAACAAGCAGGGGCACGGTTCGACTCAATTGAAGCATGGGAAGCCAGTCTTCAAACGTTGTGGAAACACGACGGCTTCCCTATCCAATTTCTATACTCTACTGAAAAGAATAAGCCTTCCTTGCGCCGTATAATTCTAAACAGGGTTTCGCAAGATTCAAGAAACCGACTCTACTTACATGGCTTTGATAAAAGCAAAGGTGAAGAGCGAAGCTTCAGCCTCCAGCGCATCAACAGTCGCATAACCATGCCGGGACACCAGACTATGACAGCCTGTACTTTTTTGGAAACCGTATGCGGAATTAACATTGTACCTGTCCATAACAATAGAGATTAGGTCATTCAGGATTTACAAAACTAACAAGTTAACATTCAATGAAAAAACTTATCTCTCATTTTTTCAGCAAAGCAATTATTCCCGTCGCATGTATTTTCATTGGTTTTTTTCTCGGGCACGCAACAACCACTTCTATCTCAATGGGAACTCTAGCAAATTCCGTCATTGCCGTATGCACTATCCTCACTCTATTTATTAGCCAAAAAATGCTCACCAGACAGCGAAAGTCACAGCTATGGAACAACACAAAAGACACTCTCCTATCTCTTAGTTCTGCATTACATAAAGAGCTCTCTAGCATAAACGAATACACGCACCGCCTTGAATCATACTCCAGCTTACTCAATGAGCAACGGTTGCCCTGTTTACTGTCTGATATTCTTGCCTCTTATATCCCTAATTCAACAGTTAACACAGAGCTTGAGAATACAAACGTCATCCTGCACCATGTCATTCCCCAAAAAACAAAAGCCTGCATAGATTCATATAAAAAAGAAAAAAAAGAGATAGAAGCAGATCTCATGAAAGGTAGCTTTTACACCGACGAGATTCTTCAACGTCTTCATTCGAATACTCAAAGGCTCAACGCTGCAATTTCAGACCTAATCGCCGACCTATCTGGAGCCAAGGACCTTTAGTAACTTGACACCCACCCCCAACCTCCAGCATAGTTTGCCTAGGTGCTCGAAACACCTATGACTCACCAGCGGTCCCCGCTCCCGTAGAAGTGGTTTTTTTGCGTCCTGTATATGGCAGGCCAGCGCCACAGCCATACACAATGAACGCTTATCCGAGCCATTTTTGGTCGGGAGTGCGAAGGCTATACAATACCCGCAAGGGGAAATCCTTCCGCCGTTCTGGTGACGGTTTCGAGCTCCCGGCCTTTTTCTATTTCGAAAGGGGTCAATAACTCGAAAATACACCAGAGGAGGTGCCCTATGGCACTGCGTACCCACCCCGAAAGCGACCGCCGCATCCACGGCCCCGCTTGCCCGCTCTCCGGCCCTGCCGCACAGCCGCAGCACTCGGCAGACACCACAGCACACGCACAGGCGCTCATTGCCGCTGCCGACTATCTGAACATGGGCAGACAACGCGGCTGCCCCGATCCCCTTTTTGACAACCTGCTCTCCGGCGTTATCGACACCATCACCACCGTTGCAGCAGATCTGCAATCAGGGGGTGCCGCATGAGCACCAACTGCCAATACCTGACCGCAGGCGAAGACGTCCCCACACGCTTATATAATGTAGCAGCCTCGCTGCGTGCCCTCTCCAACCTGATGAAGCTGGAAGACAACCCGCTGGCCCCGCTCATGTGCCTGATAGGCAACGAAGTGGAAGACTGCGCCAGCTGGTCTGAAGAACTGCTGGAATTTGCAGAAGCCCTGCCGGAAGAAGACACACATTCACATCAGGAAGAGGACCTCCACATACCAGATGCCGCACCGGCGTACGCCGCCATCCACACACAGGCCACCACGTGCAAAACAACGGCAGACTAGCGCAACAGCGCCAAAGCCGCCTACATAAGGTGCGGCTGCGGCAACAACACCCAGCAACTAGCCATGGCCACGACATAAGCAACCCTGCAACAAGCCCGTCTCACGCAGGCACCTAAGAGCACCCGCAGGCAACAAGCCCATTGCAAAAACTTGCAATTGGTACCACCGCACAAAAAAAGGGCCGGAGAACACTCCGGCCCTTTCCGCATTTTGCGTAAAGTCCCTGCTGCTGCAACCTTTCCAAGCAGCACACCCCCGATTCATCATCACGCACACCATACCCGCCGCCGTCCGCAAAAAAACACGCCCACCCCAAAAAAAATCACTCCTCCGCACCAAACCTTCGCGCTTTTTCTATCGCTTTTGTGCAATCAAAATGGCTTTGCAAACGCCCGCAAAACAGCGCCCACCAAGCCTTTGCGCGGGGGATGACGTTTTGCACTCTGTGCAAGTTTTTGCAAGATTTTGCCAATCACCAGCACAGGGTAGCAAAATCAGATGCAGGGTAACCAATTGAAATAGCAGAAAACAGACTGTTTTTTATTTTTGCAGAGCAGCGCGGAAAACCATTTTTTAACATGCTGTAGATACAGCATTTTCACGGCTTGCGACTTTACGCAAATTTTACGCATTCGCGCGTAAAAAAATGCGTAAAATAGACTGATTTTGAACAGTACGAAAAAAGGCCTGAT